CTGGAAGAGCCTGGAACGCTGGAAGCTGGAGCAGAAGGACTCCGGCGGTGTCCTGGCACTGGCCGACAAGCGCGGCCTTGCCCATCGGGGCAAGAGCATGCTCACGGAACGGCATCATACCATCATTCTGGGGCAAATCTTGGACGGCGACCGCCAAATCAGCACCTGCGCCCGCATCATACAGGAGCGGTGCAAGGCGGAAAATCTGGCCGTCCCCTCGGACGACACCATCCGGCGCTGGGTAGCCAGCTATTCCAGGACCTGTTTCAGCGACTGGACGTTGTGGCGCAACGGCGAAAAAGCATGGAACGACAAATGCGCCATATCCATTCTGCGAGATTGGTCGCTGGTAGGCGTAGGCGACGTGGTCATAGCGGACGGTCATACATTGAATTTTGAAACCGTCATTCCGGGCACAGACAAGGCCAAGCGCATGACGCTGCTTCTGTTCTTCGATGGAGGAAGCCGCTACCCGCTGGGCTGGGAAGTGATGGCTACGGAAAACGTGGCCTGTATTTCCAGCGCGTTCCGCCGCGCCTGCATCCGGCTGGGGAAATTCCCCCGCGTTGTCTATCTGGACAACGGCAAGGCGTTCCGGGCGCGGTTCTTCGACGGGTGCAAGGACTTTGAGCAGGCCGGATTCCTCGGTCTTTATCGTGACCTTGGCTGCGAAGTTATCCATGCCTGGCCCTACCACGGCCAGAGCAAGCCCGTGGAACGGTTCTTCGGAACCATGCACGAACTGGAAGAAATCACGCCGTCCTATACGGGGTGGGACATAGCCCACAAGCCCGCGCGGCTGCACCGGAACGAAAAGCTGCACCGCCGCCTGCATGAAAAGCTGGGCCGCCGCCCGCTCACGCTGGAAGAAACGTATGAGTGGCTGGCCTACTGGTTCGAAGTGTACGCTTCCCGCCCGCAGGCCACCACCCATTTACGCGGCAGAACGCCCGGAGAAGTGTTCGAGGCAGGCCGGGGGCCGGGTGTGGACATGGAGCGCCTTACCCTGCTGATGCTGCAAAAGGAAGTCCGCACCATCAGCAAGGACGGCATACGGCTGGACGGCCGCCTGTTCTGGCATGAAGCCCTGTTCAACCGCCGCCATCCGGTACTGGTTCGCTATGACTGGCAGCTCTCGCCGCACACGGTGCTTGTGTACGACCTGGAAGGCCACAGACTTTGCGAAGCCCGCGACCGTTACCATTACGGCATTGCCGCCGGAATCCATCCCGCCGCCCGCGCTTTGGGAACGACGGAACAGCAGCGGGACCTTACGGAAGCCCTGGAACTCAAGAAGCGGCAGGAATGCGCGGCCAAGGCCGGAATACGGCAGATGACGGAAACGGTCATTCTCCCGGAAGCCCGACAGCGGCAGATCACAGGATTCCAGAAGGTCATCCCCGCCCCGGAATCCGTCAAAAAGACTCCGGCGCTCTCCGCCACGGAAAAAGCCGCCATCGAGGCCGCCAAGGCCGCCGGAGCGCAGGCCCGCGCGGAGCTGGACGCCCCATCCTACGAACCTTCCATTTTCAAGCGGTTCCCGGATGAACCGGCCCGGTACGACTACCTGTTCACAGCCCTGCACGAGCGGGGCGCGGAACTGGTGCCGGAAGACGCGGCATTCATGGAATATTTCGAGAATACCCCGCAGTTCCAGCGCAATTTCAAGGCGCTGTACGAGGACAGGCTGGAACTGCTGCAATTCAGAAAAGGTCAATACATCGCAACGGCATAGGGAGGCTATATGCGAGACGTGATTATCCCCACAGACGCGACGGCGCGGTTCAACACGGCGGTGGACGCCGTGGTGGACGCGGGCCGGGGAACCAGCGGATTCATTCTTGCCCACGGGCAGGCCGGACGCGGAAAGAGCGTGGCGGCGGACCAGTACCATTACCAGCGCGGCGGCGCGTATGTCCGCGTATGGGAAGGCTGGACGCAGGCGGCGTTCCTCCAGCGGGTGCTTTTCGAGGTACGCGGCAAGAACGGGGATTTGCCCCGCATGAGCGCGGACCGCTGCAAGCAATCCATTGTGGAACTTCTGGAACGGGATCGCAAGCCCGTTTTCGTGGATGAGGCGGACCGGCTGGCCATCGGGCGCATTGAAGATTTGCGGGACATTCTGGAAATGACCGGCGCGCCCATCATTCTGATAGGCGAAGAAGGCATTTTCGGGCTTCTTGCCGAGCGCCGCCGCGTATGGAGCCGCGTAGCCCATGAAGTGGAATTCGGCCCCATCAGCGCGGCGGAAGTGGCCATGTACGCCATGAAGGCGGCGGCGCTGGACATTCCGGCGGAACTCTGCGGGCGCATAGCGGAACGGGCGGAAGGCGACTTCCGGCTGGTGCGCAACATGATGCTGCTTTTGGAAAAGGCGGCGAAAGCGGCGGAAAACTTCACGGTGGACGGGCCGATGCTGGACACCGTGCTTTCCGCGCATTCCTGGCGGCGCAAGTAGGAGGGAACATGGACACCCGCAAGAAAGTCAGCAAAGAGGCGGTGCGCGCGGCGCTGCAAGCCTTGGGCGAAGGCGGCAAGGAAATCAGCTATCGCCTTGTGTATGAGGCGCTGGGGCTGGAAAACGACGCGGAACAGGCCGTTGTCCGCAGCCGTATTTCCGACATGACGCGACACGGGGAAGTCAAACGGACGCGCACCGGCTGTTTTACCTACGATTTCAGGCACCGTCCCCGCGAGGCGAAGAGCTATGAAGCACTGTGGCGCTTTGTCCGTAAGGCCAAGCCGGGCTGGTCATTGTCGGAATGCGCCATGATGACGCGCGTTTCCTACACGCAGGCGCTCCGCTACTGCAACTGGCTGGCGGATGAAGGATTCATAGCGCGGGCGGGAAGGGACGAGCGCAACGCGGCCACATGGCGGGCCACGGTAAAGGCGGACAGAACCCCGGAAACGCCGTATCCGCCGCTGCGTGAAACGGACCCTTTCGCGCGGGAACGAGTGGCGGCGGCCACCATCGCGCGGCTTCTGCTCTGCGCCGACCCCTACGCGAAAAAGACTGCACAGAGCATCACGGATGCCTGCAAGGTACTGCTGGAGCGGTTCGACAAGAGCCGCACGGAAAACGAGAACGACAATACTATGGAGGATTCAACATGCTGAAAGAAAACCTTTTGTCCATTCTGGCCGCCCTTGGAGAAGTACAGGGAAACGCGAAGGATGAGGAACAGGCCGCCCTGGTGCGCGGTTGCCGCGACAATCTGAGATCCGCCGCCGAACAGGCGGAGGCCCTGGAAAACAACCTCCATGTGGTGAGCGTGGACTGGTCCACAGAGGAGGCGGAAATCGCCGTGCCCGCTATGGAACTGCGGCTGATCGCGCGAGGCATCAGGGTGTCGGGCGTGTTTCCGGCAAGGGCTATCCGGGAGGTGATGTAATGGCACGCATCAAACCGGACCCGCATGTGGTGGAGAACCGGGCGCAATGTGAAGGAGCGCTGGCGGAAATGGCGGCACTGGACCGCAAGCTCTCCGCCATTGAAAACGAGATGCGGGAAACCGTGGACGGGGCGAAAACAAAAGCCGGTCAGCTTGCCGGGCCGTTGCAGGCGCGGCGCAAGGAACTGGCGGACGCGGTGGCTGTCTTTGCCAGGCTGAACCGGCAAGAGCTGTTCGCCAAAAGCAAGAGCTTGGACATGGGCTTTGGAGTGATAGGCTTCCGGGCCAGTACGAAAATCGTCCAGATCCGGGGCGTCACAGCGGAAATGACGCTGGAAAAGTTGCATCAATACAACCTTTCCGACGGTATCCGAACCAAGGAAGAAATCAACAAGGATGCGGCGCTGGGCTGGCCGGACGAACGCCTGGAACTGGTGGGGCTGAAACGCCAGCAATCGGACACGTTTTTCATTGAAATCAGCAAGGAAAATGTCCCCCAGGGCACGGCGTAGGAGGAAGAGCCATGGCCTACAGGCTGACGAAACCGGACCGGGAAAAGCTGGGGATGCGCTTTGCGGAAATCCTGCTCTGCCGGGCAAGCGCCAGCCCCGGCGACATGCCGGAACTGGCCTCGCGCAAGGACTGGAAGGAAGCGGCGGCCCATGAGCGGAGAAAGGTAGTTTCCGAGATTGCGGAAGAAGCGCGGGGCATCCTGCTGAAAAGCGGATACCCGAAGGAACAGGTGGAGAAGGCGACACTCCATCTCATCAGGTACTAAGGAGAAAAAAGCATGACGAAAATCGAACTCATTGAAAAGGCTCTGGAAACGGCGCGCAATGCGCATGACCGCGTTATGAGGCCGTCCGACATGGACATAGCTCTGAAAAGCCTGTGCGAAGTGGCCACAGCCGAGCTTTTGGGCGGAGGCGAAGTGCCGCTGCCGGGGCTTGGCAAGCTCAAGGTGAGGGAAACTGCTGCCCGTAAGGGTCGCAATCCCAGGACGGGGGAAAGCATTTCCATACCCGCCGGGAAAAAGGTGGCATTCACCGCCTGCAAGGAATTGAAAGAGGCATTGAAGCCGTAAAAGCGAAACCGCCCGCCCACTCCAAGGGCGGCGCGGTCGCCCGGCGGTGGTGCGCAGGGCCTGACGAGCAGCCAATGAGCAGAAAAAGCAATCAGCGAGCCATTCCGGGATTGAACCCGGTACGAAAGGAATTAGAGGCAATTATCGGCATGGGCTATCACGGATATAGCGTTTTTGAGGATTGGGTGGGGCTGATGTTCCACGCCTTCCAGCGTGACGACCCGATCTATCTTGAAATCATGGGAGGCTACCGCAACACGGCTCCCGTGGGGCAGCGGGAAGCGGATCACTTCGCCAATGCCACGGCCTGCCTGCTGGACTACATGCGGGCGACAAACGAGGAAGCCCTGGGGCCGTTGTATGAGGAATACGCCTCGAACCATTACACGGGGCAGTATTTCACCCCGTCCGCCGTGGCGCGGCTTATGGCCAGCATAACACACACAGCGCCGCCGGAAACGGGCCGTTTCAAGGTACTGGACCCGGCCTGTGGCGCGGGAGCCTGCCTGATAGCAGCGGCCAAGGAACAGACCTTTGAACAGAACGGGCGGGCGATATTCGTAGGCCAGGACATAGACCTGAACTGCGCAAGAATGACGGCCTTGAACCTGATGTTCTTCAATCTGGACGGTGTGGTGCTGTGGGGCAATCACCTTGCCCTGGAAGTACGCGAGGCATGGGAAACGCGCCGGAGCCTGGTCTGGGGCGGGAGCATCCGCCCTGTGGACAGGGAAGAAGCGCGGGTATGGCTGGAAAGACATTTTACCGGGCCGGAAACGCCGCCCGCACCGAAGAAGGCAAGCGCTGTGCGTGTCAAAACTGACACAAAAACAGGGCAAAAAATGGAACAGCTTTCCTTATTCTGAAAGGAGGACACATGAAGAAACGATTCGGAAGAAACAGAAAGTGCAGGCAATGCGGCGAAGAGCCGGTGTTGCATATAGGCTTATTCGGGCCGCTGGTGGGGCTGCGGTGCCCGGAATGCGACTTCACGAGAACAAGGATGTTCACATCCATGGCGAAGGCCCGGCAATACTGGAACCGTAGAAACAAGGGGTAACGATATGAAGTACAGCGAAGCAATAGCGGAAATTCTTCTGAGCAACGGGGAAGAATACGAACAGGCCAGAAAGGTCATTGCGGGAAATCTCGACAATCTGGCGGAAGTATTCGGCCCGCGCATCAGGGAGTTGTCGCAGTTCCGGACGCAGCTTGACATCGAGGCCGTGCAACAGATGCGGGCAGCGGGAATAGATCAGGGCCAAGCCGTCATGCTCCGGGCAAGCACCAACATGGCGCTTGCAAACATGTTCAGCAAGTAGCGAAACGGCCCCCCGCATGGGGCCGTCGCCGGAGCGTGGCGGCTCCGGCCTGATGATGCAGCCTGGAACGCACAGAGGGAAGAAAATATGGAACGAGACAGAATCATTGAAAGAATCCGCAAGCTGCTGCGGTTGTCGCGCTCGGAAAATCCGTATGAAGCGGCACTGGCGGCTGAAAGAGTGCAGCGGATGCTTTCGGAATACAATCTGACGCTTGAGGGTATTGTGGATGAAGAGACGGAAAAAGCCCGGCAGATAAACCGCAAGACCCGTAAAGACCTTGAAGAATGGGCCCATATTCTCGCCAGCCGTACCGCAAGCGTGTTTGATTGCCAGTATTTCCATGACCCTAACACCGGGGAAACATCGTTTGTCGGAGTGGGGGCCGACCCGGAGGTGTGCGGTTGGATGTACGGGTATCTGTACAAGACGCTACTGCGCCTTGCCTCCGAACACATGCGCGGCCCGGCCCGCAGGCTCCGCAGCTCAAAGTCGAAACGGGAAGCCCGCAAATCTTTTCTTCTCGGTGCCGTGGGCGTCATCAGTTATCGGATGGCCGCACAGAAAAAGGAGACGCCCGTTACTTCATGCGCGCTGGTGCCGGTCAAGGAAGGGCTTATTCGGGCCGCCATGCCGGATGACCTCAAGACGAACGAACTCCATATCGGCAAACTACGCAATAATGACCGCTTGTGCGGAATGATAGCCGCTGAAGGCATTCCCCTGTCCACGCCGGTCACGGGCGGGGAATACAGAAAGATTGCATGAGTTGCGAAACGATCCCGGCCTGACGAGCAGCCGAAGGAGAAAATCAACATGAGAGGAGCAATTTCGGATGAAGTTTTATCCATCGTGCGAGAGATGGTCAGCATGAATACTGCAAACGTAACACTGCCGTCTAATGCCGTGGAGGCTATGATTAACCGGATAGACCATCAAGACAAAATGCTCCGTGCATATCGGGTTCTTGTCGCTTGCCACGACAATTACCTTTGTGAGGTGGATAAAACCACGGCTGTGTCCGAACGCTTCGACAGACTGGAAGCTGCGAGGCAAATCGTGGCCGAGTTGGAAATCTAGCGAAACGGCCCCCGCATGGGGCCGTCGTCGGAGCGTGGCGGCTCCGGCCTGATGAGCAGCCACGGAGGATGAATGCTTATACATCTGGAACGGCCCGAAATGGCCCCAGAGTTCGCTATTTCGATTCGTCAGCCATGGGCCGAACTAATACTGCGCGGGTGGAAGCTCACCGAATACAGATCATGGCGAATACCGGAGAAGTATTGGGGGGAGTGGCTATATCTGCACGTCCCGGCTGCCATGAGCAAATGGGAAAGGTCTTTGACCAGAAAGAGGGTCGGCACCTTCGCGCCGATTTTGGGCGGGTATGTCGGATGCGTCCGGTTTGGTTGTCCGACACGGGAGTTCACCCCCATTGACGCCTATGAGTATATCGACTGGCCGTACTGCTGGCACTGGCCAGTGACCGGGGCGGAGCGGATACCGTTCATTCCCGCCAAGGGCAACCTGCGAATTTTTAAGGTGAGGTGAAATACATGCAGGAAGGAATTGTGGACCAGCGCCTCCCCCGGCGAGAGGAAGGCGGCAAAGTCATCATAGGCGAAGGAGTACGGTTCGAGCGTATCCGGCGCATTACGGGGTACCTGGTGGGCAGCGTGGAACGCTTCAATAATGCGAAACGGGCTGAGGTGGCGGACCGCGTGAAACATGCGTTCATGAGGTGAAGCCATGAGAAAGGACAACCGGAAATTCTGCGCGTCCATCAGCGTGCGCAACGGAGAAGAGCGCGCGAAGCTGGAGCTTTCCCCGGCCCCGCTGCATGGCGGGCCGGAGGGCTTTTACCGCGTGCGGCTGGCCCGGCGCTGGCTGGATACGGAAGACGGCGCGCCGCGTTTCTTCGACCGCGACGGACTGGCCCGTCTGGCGGCGGAGCTTGCCCTGTGTGGTCTGGAAACGCCCGCTCCGGCTCCAAGCATTCCCTGCCCGTCCCGCGTGTCCGTACGGCGCGCGGACGGCTTTTATGAAGGCGCGTGGACGAACACGGAGCCGCTCTTGAACCATGCGGGCCGTTGGGTGGTCAACGTATCGCTGGGCGGCAGGCGCGTGTTCGTACCCGTGGAAGATGTTGTCGTACATAAGGAGCGTCGCCGTGGATAACCAGAAAATGCGCCTTGGATTGTATCGCAAGATTGAGATTGCCCGCAAACAGCTTCCGAACATGGATGAGGAAGCCTTCCGGGCTTTGCTGCGTTCGGAGTTTGGCGTATCCAGCCGCAAGGACATGAATATCCATCAGCTTTCCCGGCTGGTGCAGCTTTTTGCGGCTCAGTACGGCGTAAAATATACCGCGCCCGCCAGGAGCCGGAACAACCGGGTGACGCCGCACGGACGCCCGGACTTCATAGAGATAACCGATTCCATGCCCTACGCGCGGGAAAAGCGGCAGATTTTAGCGATATGGCGAAAGCTGGGCTACTCCATGACCAGCCTGGACACGCGGGTCAAACGGGCCTTTGGCGTGCATTGCTTTGTCTGGCTGCAAAATGGAGAACAAATATCCACGCTGCTTTCCGATTTGCAGCGCCGGGAAAAGGCTTTCGAGAAAAAGCGGAAGGCCGAAGGCGGGGCCGGTGAATGAGGTTGATACCCTCCGGGCGCAGGTTCTTGAGCGTCATGCGTCGGTGTATGCCTTTTGCCGCGCGCATCCCGAACTGAAACGGGCCACGGTGTATCTGGTTTTGTCCGGGCGGTATCCGGGCAAATGGAGCTTTCAGGCGGCACGGATACGGGCCGCATTGACCGGGGCCGAAAAAGCGCCGGAAACGCCCGCGCCGGGAGTGACACGGGAAATTCTGGCGGAGACCTTGCAGAGCATACGGTGCGCCCATTGCCGCCGCCTGGACCGGCGGGAGTGCATGGCCTGCCGGGACCAGACGGAACGGGAAGGAAAGGAGCTGTTCGGCAGACTGTTTCAGGAGAAATGAGAATGAGAACACGGATACAGGAAATAGTGACGCTGACGAAGGAAGGCTGGCGGCCCTATGATGCCGAACCGGACCGGAGCGTGTATGAAAAGCTCGGCTGCAATCATGCCCTGCGCGGGCAGAAACGCAAGCCGTTCTGGTTCGTGCGGGATGATGTTTTCTGCTGCATCGGCTGCGCGGACCATTGCACGCTGAAACGTCCGGCGGGCTTCCCGCTGCCTCTGCCCATCCGGTATTCCGTGGTTCCACCGGACCAGCCCTACACGCTGACGCCGCTGGAAATGCTGGCGCGGCACGATATTCTGACAGTGCGACAGGCGGCCTATTGCCTGAACATATCCGAACGGCAGGTGTATGACTACATCGCGGAAGGAAAGCTGGTGAAACTCAAGGATACGCCGGTGCGGGTACGCGCCGATGAGGTGAAGGCCCTCCGCAAGGATTTTGACGAATAATCCCCTGAAATTTGTTCGCATGGAGCGCGTCCTTTCCGGGCGTTGTCCGGCCCGTCATGGCAAGATGGCTGTGACGGGCCTTTTTCGCGCCAGGCCCGTTTCCTCCTTCTTCCCGCCGGGACCGGCCCGGCGGGAAGCCTGAACCCGGCGCGAAAGGAGCATGCGAACATGAAAAAGTTTCTTTGCAATCCGCGTCTGCTGCTGGGGCTGTTCCTGCTGTGCGGCATTGTGCTTCTGGCGGCCCTGCTGTTCTTCTCTCCTGTTCAGGGGCCGGTGGTTCTTTACAAGGTGGCGCTTGTTGTCGTGGCGGCCATCGCGGGCATGGCGTTTGACTTTTTGGCCTTTCCCTATGCCTTGCCGTCGTCTTATCTGGACAAGGACTGGCGGAAAGACCCGGATGCTACGGGAGATGACGGCAAGCCGGACTTTCCTGTCGCCACCGGGTATTTTCGCCCGTTCTGCGCCGCTCTGCTGCGTCGCGCCGTCATCATCGCGGCCTTTGTGCTGGCCGTGGCGCTGGGATTATAACCATGTGGGCGCGTATCAGGGCCGCCATAGCCAGTCGCTGGCCGAACGTAAAGAAATGCCTGCGGATTTTATCCCGGCATCTGGTCAGGCCCTTTTGGGAAGGTTTCTGGCTGGGTGTCAAACTTATGGCCACGGGCTTTACCGTCGGTGTGGGCTTCTGGTTGGCCCTGGGCTTTCTGTGCGGCCTGGCTCATGCCGCCGAGGTGACGATACCCCGCGCGGCGCAGCAACACCGGACGACGCTTACACGCGCCGCTCACGCCACCTGGGGCATGAATGCCCCGGTATCCGTTTTCGCGGCGCAGGTACACACGGAAAGCTGGTGGCGCAATAACACGGTATCTCATGTAGGAGCGCAGGGGCTGGCGCAGTTCATGCCGTCCACGGCGCGCTGGTTGCCTTCCGTGGCCCCGGAGACGGGGAAGCCTGAGCCGTTCAATCCGGGTTGGAGCCTGCGGGCGCTCTGTACCTATGACAAATGGCTGTGGGAGCGCAACAGTGGCGCAAACGATTACGAGCGCATGGCGTTCACCCTGAGCGCCTACAACGGCGGCCAGGGCTGGGTAAATCGGGACAAGAAACTGGCCCGCCAGCGAGGACTTGACGCCGCCCGCTGGTTCGGGGTCGTGGCAACGGTCAATGCCGGGCGTTCCGCCGCCGCATGGAAAGAAAATCGCAACTATCCCCGGCTTATTTTAGAAGAAAGGCAACACGCCTATATCAGGGCGGGCTGGGGGCCGGGGATCGAGGGCGGGGCACGGCCATGAAAACGGCGGTGTGGTGGCTGGCGGCGGCCCTGCTGTTTTCGGGACTGCTGGGACGCCTTGCCCATGTAAACGCCGAACTTGACGCGGAACGCGCCGCCCATGCCGTGACGGCGCAGGACCGCGACCGATGGAAAGCGACGGCGGAAGCGTACCGGGGGGAAGCCGTGGCGCAGGCGGAAAACGCCCGGCTGTGCCTGGACCGGGAGTCGAACGCCGCGCGGGACGCGGCGGAACGGGCGGCCATTGTGAAACAGGCCAGACCGCGCGCCCGGAGCGCGGAAGAAAAAAACAAGGTGGTGGACGATGAAACACGCCGTCGCGCTGTTGAGCGTCTTAATCGTCCTTTGTAGTTGCGGCTGCGGCCAGAAACAGGCCGCGCCGCTCATTCTCAGGTACCATGACTGCCCGGCTCCGTCCGTTCCGTTCCTGCCGGAACTGGATGCGGCGGAGCCGCTGGACAGTACGGAGAACGTGACCCGGCTTCTGGAGCGGGACGACCGCCTCCGGGATTACATAAACGGCCTGAAATCCGCATTGCAATGCGAGCAGGCACGGGGGAAATTATGAACGATATGTCCGCCGCCATAAGCGCGGCCCTGCCTTTGCTGGAAGCCCTGTTTTCGCTGGGCGTGCCCGGCGTGCTGCTCATGCTTGCATCCATTCCCGCCCTTGTCATAGCCGTGATTTTCATCCTGGACTACAAGCACGGCAAGCGGGTGTCCAGGGTGCTGGAAGCCTATCGGGAAGACACGCAGGAAAGCCTGCGGGTCATGACGGAGAAATTTGAGGCAAGTCTGCGGGAAATGAACAGAAAGCATGATGAAGTTGCGGAATATTACCGCAAAAACGTCACTCTGGTGAAGAATTATGAGCGGATGAACGACACGTTGCAAACGTTGGTCGTGAACAACACAAGAGCCGTCGAACATTTGTCCACCATCGTGGAAACGAGGACCAAGCTATGAGCAGACTGGAAGAAATGGGCCATCGGGAAGAACTGCGGACCCGGCGTAAAATCATAGAAGCGGAAATATCAAGCCATTCCGATTCCATCCGCGCCGCGTTGCCGCTCACCGGGGAACCGGAGGATATAGACGGAGAGTACGTCATGATGCTGGCCATCAAGCTGAACGAACGCGTGCAGGAACTGCGTGGCGTAAGGCGCAAGATTAGCGTTCTGGAACGGGAACTTGGCCTGTAGGAGTATGGCATGGGCAGAGAATACCCCACGGATACGCTATGGCGGGCGCAGGAACTGTATTGCGTGGATAGGCTGAGTTACGCCGCCGTGGCGGAGGCCACGGGCGTTTCCGCAACCACGCTCAAGGCGTGGGGGCAGAAATACGGCTGGGCGCGCCGCCGTGAGGAAATCGCGCGTGCGGAAAGCGAGATACGGGTCAACATCATCAAAGGCCGCCAGAAGGCGCTGGAACAACTGCTGGCCGCCGAAGACGCCAAAGAGGCGGCCCCCATGGCCTTTGCGGTATCCAGTCTGGAATCCCTGGCGCTCAAGCGGCAGGAACTGGCCGCCTCCGGGAAGATACCCGACGCATCGGCTCCCGCGCGGCGCAAGATTGCCACACGGGCGGACGCCGTGGCCGCCCTGCGTGAGGCCGTGGAACGCAAGCTGGGGCTGGCCCTTGCCGACCCGGACAAAATCTCCACAGCCACGGTGCAGGATGTGAAGCGTTGCCTTGACCTTGTGGCGGAACTGGAAGCCGGACTGCCGAAAGAACCGGAAGACACGCGGAGCAAGGCACTGTCGCCGGAAAATGCGCAGGCTATCCGGGAAATTCTGGGAACCAGCTAAACCGGAGAAAGACGCATGGCTCGGAACGACGTGTTTTTGCCGTATCAAAAGGCATGGCTGGCGGACAAGGCCCCGGTCAAGGTAGTGGAGAAATCCCGCCGTGTCGGGCTTACCTGGGCGCAGGCGCATGACGACACGCTGCTGGCGGCCACGAGCGGACGGTACGGTATGGATATTCTGTATATCTCGTTCAACCAGGACATGACGCGGGAATATATCGAAGCGTGCGCGGAATGGGCGAAGCGCCTTCAAGTTGTGGCTGGAAAGGTCAATGAGGACGTATTCAGGGACGGGGACGAACGGGAAATCAAGGCTTTTCGCATCGACTTTGCCAGCGGGCGCAAGATACTTGCGCTGTCGAACCGGCCTTCAAACCTGCGCGGCAAACAGGGGCGCGTCATCATAGATGAAGCGGCCTTTGTGGAAGACCTGCCGGAATTGCTCAAAGCCGCTCTTGCTCTACTCATGTGGGGCGGACAGGTCATCATCATTTCCACGCACAACGGAGCGGACAACCCGTTCAACCAGCTTGTGCAGGACGTGCGCGCCGGAGTGCTGCCTTACAGCCTGCACCGGATCACCCTGGACGACGCGCTGCAAGACGGCCTGTATCGCCGTATCTGCCAGGTGACGGAAAAGACATGGACGCCGGAAGCGGAAGAAGCCTGGCGTGCCGACCTCATCAAGACGTATGGCGACGGCGCGGACGAAGAACTTTTCTGCATTCCCCGGCAGTCGTCGGGAACCTATCTGACCACGGCCATGATTGAAGCCTGCATGGATGCGGTTCCCGTGCTGACATGGACGCCGCCAGCCGACGACTTTGTGGACTGGCCCCTGCCCGTGGCGGAAACATACACAAAGGGCTGGATAGAGGAAAACCTTGCTTTCCGGCTGGAAGAACTGCCGGAAGACCGGGCGCATTTCTGCGGCGTGGACTTCGGGCGCAGTGGCGACCTGTCCGTATTCTGGCCCGCCACGGAAGAAAGAGACCTGCGGCTGGTGCCGCCCTTTGTGCTGGAACTGCGCAACTGCCCGCACAGAACGCAGCAGCAGATTCTTTTCGCCATCCTGGACAGGCTGCCGCGCTTTTCCGGCGTATCTCTGGACGCGCGGGGCAACGGCTC